AGATACTTAAAATCTGTAAGCGTTGCTTGCCATGTCCCAAGTATTGTTGCTAACTCTACTTTTCTTTCAATATCCTTCTTTGTATCCTTTTCACGTAATACGACTTCTGAAAGATTACAAAACTGATAAGGACGTAGAATAATCTCTGAACATGGGTTTGTTCCGTAATGGATTTCTGGATCTCTTTTACCGTATTTTGCTGCCTGCTTTTGTGCTGCTGCGACATTGTAAATTCCACGTTCTCCAGATTTTGAATCATATAGAGACTTCCATTCTGCAATAAATTGCTCCATCTCTGGCTTGCGTGAATATGCAACAGAGTTATTAGAAAGAGCACGTTGTGAGTTTGCTTCCCACCAGTTGCCCGACTTTGCTTGTGCCATTTCTATATCGTTAATGTTTGAAAGGGAAATCATTGCAGAGCGACGAACTCCACCAACAACTACAATCTCACCAATCTTGCACATAATGTCATGCGCTTCAATTGGCTTTAGTTGACGTCCTGCTGCTGACTTAAACTTTGCAATTGTAAAATCAAATAAGTTAATAAGTGGTTGTGGTCCTGATGAACGTCCGCCCATAGTCTTAAGACGTGCACCTGCTGGACGAAGCTTGCTAACATCAATTGCTGGAACTTGACCTGCCCACAACATTGCAAGTAATTCACGATATGCTTTTGCCCATCCAGTCTTTGAATCTTCAACAACAATTACAGTTGTGGACTTTTCAAATGCTTCTGGAACGGCAGGAAGCTTATTGACATACTTATACTCAACAGAGAATCCAACACCTGTTCCACACATAAGAATATACATTGTCTCGTCAAATGAACGTGGTGAATCAACTGGAACAAATGAGCAGTTATACCCTGCAACATGGTCTCTATCTAATGCAGGTCCTGCTGTCATAACAGAACGCATAGATGGCATTACATTTCTGTTATATACTGCATCCTTAAGTTCTTTAAGCAGCTTTTCGCTTGGAACATAATCATGATTTTTATCTAGATGGTTTAACATAAAGTCAAAATAACGATCTACTGTTTCTCCCCAAGTTTCACGACGATTTTCTTCCTGAATCCATCTTGCATAACGTGATAATGCAATAAAGTTTTCATAGGGATTTTCAATAGTTCTTGACATTTATAGACACCTTTTCTTCCGCCTAACGGATTCATTAATTTTTTGAATAGGTTCCAATTCTACCAAAAGAAGTTTAGCGGGGGAAGGGGTTAGGAAAACTTTTTAAATATGTGGTCAAAGGCTTTATTGGTCAACTGCAACCAATCATATTCTTCATGAATCTTAGTTGACTGAGCATAATAATATCCAGAATATGCTTTAAAGTTTTCTGCAATATCTTTCATCGTTTTAAGTAGGTGTTCATAACTTGGCTCTAATACTTTTCCTAAATGAGGAAATGGCCAAGGTGACTTTATTAGTTCGGACTTAAGCTTTAGTGGACCTAGATAGTTTTTATAATGTGCCCAATCTTCTGTGCAGATTGTTGGCATTCCGCTTGCAAGTGCTTGCAAAGGAATAAAGCCAAACCCTTCTCCGTAACTAGGATAAACTAAAACGTCGTGGTCATAATATAGTTTTAGAAGTTGATCTTCATTGTAATCATCTGTTATAACTTTAATATTACTATATATTTCATTTGGCAAACCAATTATATTCTTATCTATAAAGTTGTTATATACACGAGTAGTGTTATGATTAAAAGCTTTTATTGTTAATTGATACTTTGGGTTATTCCCATATAGATAAACAAAAGCATCTACAACCATCTGCCCCGCTTTTCTTGGGGCGGGTTCTCCAAGATGAAGAAACTTAATCACACCATCATCTTCACGTCTTTTAGGTTGCCATATAGAATCTATTCCATGTGGAAACACTTTAATGTTTCTATATCCATTATCCTCAAATACATTAGCGCACCAATCAGATGTTGTCCAAATTTCATCACAGGCAATTAAGTTTTCATGCCACGAATCTGGAATTGAAGTAGATTCCCATGGAGTATAACTAATCTGATACTGATTCCTATGTAACTTATAATACTCAGGCTGAGAAAAATTTAATTGAACTGGAGATTTGGGATCTTGAAATGGAGTCTCATGTCCTAATTCATTTAATGATTTTACAATATTTTTTGTGGCATAGCCATAGCCATTGTTACTTCTTATGTTAACTATAGGCGTAGATATTGATATTCTCATATATATTTTCTGGTCAACCGACTTGACAGTAACTTACCGCCAATGTTATGATTATAGTTCGTTATCTCTAAAGGAGGAAATGCCAATGGAGAATATAAAACAAAAGTTGAGTGATTTTGTTCATAGTTCAACTGTAATAGTAATGATAACATTGTTTCTATTTACAAACAATACTGTGATTCCCGCTCAAGCTTTGAAAATAGAAATACCAAAGACAGAAATACAACTGAAGAAAGAAACGCTGGAAAAGTTCAGCACTACTGTATACAAGCCTTCACAGGCACTTACAGACCTTGAGCTAGTAAAGCTACTCAAGAATGTAGGCTTTGAAGGAAACGCCCTTAGAATGGCGTGGGCCGTAGCCAAGAAGGAGTCTAACGGACGACCAATGGCTTATAACGGTAACAGGAAAACTGGAGACAGTTCCTACGGAATTTTTCAGATCAATATGCTAGGTAACCTTGGCCCTGATCGTAAAGAAAAATTTGACCTGGATTCTTACTATTCATTGTTTGATCCAGTAATTAACGCAGAGATAACGTATCATATGACCAAGGGCGGTAAAGATTGGTCTAGCTGGAAAGGTTTAACCACAACAACAAAGTCTTGGTTACAACGATTTCCACAGTAAAGAAGGAAATAGATGAAGATACAATATGTATCTAAATATATAAATCTAGCAGAAGAGGGTCTTGCTCCTAAATTGGATTGCCCAATGGATCAAGGCCTTCTTCTGTGTAATCAAGATATTGACGATGTTATATATTTATACTGCCTGTCTTGTGAATACAAGAAAAATATAGGCTTAGACCTTTATAATAAAATGAAGGCGGAGGTAATTAAAAATGACGGAACAAATTAAAGAAGAAGGCCAATCAATAGAAGATAACCTTCCTATGGTCTCATATATTATGATGCACAGAATGTATGACCTACTTACAATTATCGCAAACCACTTTGAGCCAGAAAAAACGGCTAAGATGGTTGAATATCATGAGGCGGGATACCTATTAGGTCCATCCCCTTCATACTCTCCAGATAATTCTGATGAAAACAGTTGACTTAAAATAAATACTATTTTATACTAACTAAGTATGGGTTGTAGCATCCCACTATGCTCCTCATACGTAGTTCGCAAGAACTAGCAAGTCCCAATCGGATCCGCCTCTGATTGGGATTTGTCCTTTTGGTAGCTGTAATTGGAATTGAACCAATACACTCTTTCTTATGAGGAAAGCGCACAACCATTATGCTATACAGCTTTGGAGCGGGTGACCAGAATCGAACTGGCACTATCTGCTTGGAAGGCAGAGACACTACCATTATGTAACACCCGCATTGCTGGACCACCAGGGATCGAACCTGGGACCTAGAAGTTAACAGCTTCCCGCTCTGCCGTCTGAGCTATGGTCCAATTAGTCTAAATAATACTAAATAAAGTGCGTTTTGAAAAGTGCGCCCGAAAAAGTGATTCGGCGAGAGAAGACCCTAATTAAATGAATCTCCACATGCACAGGTTCCCTGTGCTGCTGGATTATCTATAGTAAATCCTTGCTTGTCAATTTGATCCACATAATCCATTGTGGCATCTATAAGATATGGATCTGACATTTTATCGATACGAAGATCAAACTTCTTATATGGCATAACAACATCATCAAATCTAGGCATGTTGTCGAAGTAGATCTGATATCTCAATCCTGAGCATCCACCAGGAGAAACTGCTAATCTTAAAAATAATCCTTTTTGCTCAGATTTAAGAAGTTGATCAACTTTTTTGACGGCGGCGGTAGTAAGGTTCATAGCTCAATCCCATCATAGTATTTATCATCCTCTGTCCATTTATAGAGGATATTCATCAATGTCCTGCAATCTTCATGTCTCCAAGTCATATCACATACACCATTGTTTTCTTTGGCATTTAGGCAATATCCTAGCTCCGCTTGGATTCTATCTACAAAATAGGACATTACAGCATGAGCTTGGTTTAAATCAGGATAGGAGTATGGACCTTTTATGCCAAGGTTAATAGTTCTTGCTAATTGGTCCAAGATAAGACGATTCATTTTATTACCCCCGCCCGATTTATTCTAAGATTTGCTCTTTCAGCTATATGATAAATGCAATATGAGTGAAAAGTGCCATCCCTATGTAAAACCTTTACATAGTGATCTAGTTCACAGAATTCGCATTTCATACTCTAATTATACAGTATAATATCCTAGTCAACTAGAATATTAGATATTTCCAAAATGTTAATAAAAATTTTTTTAGCCATTATGTAGTGCTATGGTATCTAGCAATTTGACTTCTCTTTTTGTAACATACCCGCCATTTTTATCAAGTGATTCAGAAGCTTTGATTTCATCCTCTGCCATTACCTGGATAATCATCTTAACCTCATATGTGAAGCAAGAGGCTTCCTTGTATTCTGACATTTGTATCCTTAATATATATTAGATATTTAAAATTGATATCTAGGTATTTAGATTTTTAGGAAAGCCCCCCTACCCCCCAAAAGTTAAAAAACATTTTGTAGGATAGAGAAGCTAGACATCTAGTATATTTGAGTTCCTAGTGTAAGCCCCCCACAAACCAGTCTTAAGTATAACATTGGTGAAATTGCTAGGTCAAGAGATTTGAAAAACTTTCTGTAGGCCTAGTCAGATTTGAACTGACACTCGTTTGTATATAAGACAAATGCTTTAACCAGATTAAGCTATAGGCCCAAAAGGTTACTTGCATATTCGAATATGGTTGAGTAGAGTCATATATGCAAAGGATGAACGGACTTGTAGTTCCGCCCCGCATTTTTCACATACAACAATTCTCATTGGATCAGTTTATCATTATTCCTAGTCAACTACAATATCAGATTTCATAAAATGTTAATAGCGGTTTAATTTGTATGATACACCATTTAATAATGTCCGAATTGTCCAAATAGTGCGACCATAAGACTAGTCATTGTGACCCTTATCACATAGGTATTTTTATAAATGTCCTTAATGTCCGAATTTGAGGTTGAAATTTGTCAGTGCCCCATGTTAGTCTTAAGACATAAGATAAAGAAATAAAGAAAGGAGATAGTCAAATGACTAACTCAGTATTTGCAAGAGTAGCAACTCTTAGCGATTTCCCAAAAGGTTTAATGAACCTATGCCAATGCGGACAGGTTGTTTTAGCCCCCGCAATAATTCACGAGATTTGCCTACCAAATGGCACCTGTAAGCATACCGCTTGCGGTAGGGACATTTGGGGAAACCCAATCGCCTAACGGCGTGTCTCCCCAATTTGTCACCGCTATCCGCTACAATTCCACTATAACCACTAACGAAAGGGAAACTAATGAACCTAGATGATTTCAAGGCTCATGTCCTTGCGACACGCAAGGCATCAACAATCGAGGCAATGTCAGCCCTATCCGCTACAATTTCTACAACTACTAACGAAAGCGATAACAACTAATGACAATCACTTACTCAATCTGGCAAGGCTCTAAACTAATCTCTATCAACAATGTTGCACATGAGATAAAGGCTATTGACCACTTAATCAACTCACTAAACGACAGCGAATTAGGCAAGGGTAAAAAGTTTACCGCTAATGTAATGGACATAAAGGTAGGTGCTAACTAATGACTAAATGGGATACTATCCAAGCAGATGTGCAAGACCAATACGCACACTTAGAAGAGGAAGAGGCATACATGGAGGCTATGGGAGAAGATGAAGATTTCTTCGGTTTTGCTAAGTCTATCGAATTAGACCACTTAACAGATGAACAACTAGATGAGGTCTTTAACATGTTCGGAGATAAGTAATGAGCATAAGCGGATTAGTGTTTAGAATAAATGACTATGGCATGGAGTTAGATAGTTTCTTAGGGGCTATCTATCTTCCTTGGCATACAATCATCACCACCGCCCTTATTGTTATTGCATACAAGGCTTACAAGATTTGGAGAGATAAATGGTAGTAATACTATGCGCCATGGTAGGTTTTGGGTTAGCGTATTTGTTAGCTAACTAACGGCGTGTCCCCTTGACATGATCAAGGGGCTGCCCCCTCTTTTGGGGGCGGTTATCCACAGGGGCATTAAGAGGTTGTGGATAAATACCCTGGATCTTGTGATGTTTATCACAAAAATACTTTGGCGACACGCCCGAAATGTAACGCAAAACGTCAGACACCCATGATAGGATACTAGGTATCAAGATAAAGAAAGGTGGTCACCATGACTACACTAGAAATAAGAGAGATTACTCTCTCAAATGTAAGTGCTGATGAGGCGAATTTAATCGTTTGCGTTTTCTGCTCAGACTATGCAGGAGATGTTTTCTGCGCTAACTGCAACGAATACAAGGGCATCATGACTCTTGGCGAGTGGTTATCTTATACACAAGAGAGTTGGTTAATCTAATGAAAACTAATTTCGAATTAGCACAAGAGATAAACACTCTTGCTAAAAAACACTATGGTGAGCAAGACCTTGCATGGATGTGGGGATGTGCTCAGGCTTTGCTTTCTGCAAGTCAATTAGATTTAATTCTTGGAATACTAAAAGAAAAGGAAAACGCATAATGATGACAGACTATGAACTAGAGCAATTGTATGATGAGATTCTTAATGATAGTTATGGTGAAATTAAATTGGGTTATCTAACTTTCTACCCCGCCGACATAATTAAAAACTGCGATCCAATTGCGTATCGTGTTGGTCTATCTGATTTCGAATCGACATTGGAAGAAGAAGAATAATCTTTTTCAATTAACGGCGTGTCGGCTTGACAATAGTCAAGCTGGCCCCCAATACTGGGGGGTCTGTGGATAACTTACGGGTAGGTGTGGATAACCCCCAGAATTTGTGAGGTTGGTCACAAATACTGCGACACGCCATGTATGGATTAGGTTATGTCGGTGTTTCGTGGTAGTCTTGCCTTAATAAATCAACGAAAGGAAAACTTCATGTGCGCTTCATGTTACGCTATTGAAAACGGAATAACCTGTTATTCCATTAAGCCATCTGACCTTTGCGATACTCATTACTTTGAGTGGCAACAAGAAAAAATGTATTGGGAATTAGACCGCTCAACGGAAGGACTTTATCTATGAGCACTTTTATTAACTTAGCCTCAGTATGTGGCGCAACATCTGCAAGCGTAGATGTGTATGACTTAGACCTTAACCCTCATGGGGTTATCTGTTGTGACAATTGCAAATCAATTGTGTTATGCCGTGAGGCTTGGGATTTCTTGTATAAGGAGAATAACTAAAATGGATTTCTATGATGATTACTATGAAACTGACATGCTTCGCCCAGATGCTAAGTCATGCTATTGCAAGGTTCATTCTATCTGCACTAATTGTAAGGAGAGTTATAACTAATGCCAATTTTTAATTTTGAGTTATTCGTTGATGTCGAAGCAGATGATTTTGAGTCTGCGCTATCATGGCTAAAGGCTATGCCTCTTGAAAGACAACTTGACTTTCATGTTATTGATTACAGAGAAATAAAAGAATAATAAATAAAAGCGGCGTGTCGATTTGACAAGATCGATGCGCCGCCCCCAATACTGCGGGGCCTGTGGATAACTTACGAGCTCCTGTGGAAAACCCCCAAATTTTTGTGAGATTTATCACACGGCTTGAGCGTCTCATTATTTGGAATTACTGGCTAGTAATTAGCCAAATGTCAGGGGCTTAGGCTATAATTGCGGGTATCAACAAACGAAAGGCGGACACCATGTCAGCAAATGTCTATACAATCGAAAGCCTACTTGTAGGAAAAACTTATCACTCAAAGTCTTTAACTGGAGAAATCATTGACGCAGAAAAGTCAAATGATGTCTGGTATGCAGATTGCGATACTTATCTAGTGCAGGTTCGTCCTCACTATCCTTCAGTATTTAATCTAAAAGATACATACCGCTATTTAGCGGTTAAGACCTCTTAACTAAATAATCGAAACAGGGGCAGTTTAGAGGGAGTCCTCGCCCAATGTCGTAAGTAAGAACCCTCACACAATTTGTCAGTGCTAACTGATACAATAACTAAACAAACAAACGAAAGGGAAACTATAAATGGGAAACTTCATAGATGTAATGGACGAGGGAACTATCTCCGTCATAACCTGCGAGGATTGCTTAGGATTTGGCGCAATCTTTTGGGGAGATAATGATAACTTTGATTGCGAGCCATGCGATTGCGTAACAGATGAGGAGTTAATTTAATGTATAAAATAACTTGCGCTTATGACGGAAACGCACCGCATTGGTCAGCAGAATACGAAAACGAATACGGGGCATGGGAAAACTTTTTCTTATTTACCGATTGGGGTTTTGCAGATGAATACTCAACTGTAAATCTCTACACGCCAGCAGGCAAATGTCATACAAAAGTTTTTTATCGTGCAGGACGAAAGGTCGTAGTAAAATAATGGAAATCTTTGAGTTTAACACTTTCATAAATGTAGAGGCTGAGTCCTATGATGAAGCCATTGAGGTATTCCAATTCCAATTAAAGTATGGAATAAATAAAGATAATGTCTATGTCGCAGACATAAACCAATTAACTAATAACGAAAGCGTTGAGGTATAAAAATGATGACTCGTAAAGACTATGTAGCAACCGCAGAAATTCTAAAGTTTGCTAGCGATAAAGCGCACCCTGCTTTATTTTCTAAAATCGTAAATGATTTTGCGCTAATGTTTGCACAAGATAATCCACGATTTGATGTAAATCGTTTTCATGAAGCGTGTGGGTATAATGTTCCTAACTTCAGTTCAAGATAAAGTAAAGCGAATTCAGGAATTGCGTCGCAGTAATGCGGCGCAACCTGTTCGCAATAAAAAAAAATACACACGCAAATTAAAACACAAAAAGAATTTAAATCATGATTGATTTAATTGGATCCGTGATTGGATTTTTTTTAATTGCAATTGTAATTGCTCCATTCATATTAATTGCGTGGGCCGCATTTAAAGATTGACTTTGTGCAGCTGCTGCCCCCATATGTGAGGGGGCTGTGGATAACTTACGGGTAACTGTGGAAAACCCCTGAAATTTTGTGATACTTATCACAAAAAATAAATCTAGTAATCTTGGGCGTGTCTAACTAATTGTCAGTGCGCCATGCTACAATTCCACTATCAACCAAACGAAAGGCAACAAATGACTAAAGTAGAACACTCGCTAAAATTCGTAACAGAATTTGACGAAACTCACCCAGTATCAATGCAATTCTTAGCATTAGATAAAGACTCACAAATTGCTATGCTAGAAAGTATGCTAAAGGACTTAATCGTTCCAGCAATTATGCCAACCATTGATAAAATCAATGAAGGCGGTTCATACGCAATTCTTAAGGTTATTGCTTAATGCTATCAACAGCGATAAACCTACTTAACGCTACAAGAGACTCAATCTTTGATGATGACATCATGGGCTTGGCGGGTGAGTTACACACCCGCCGAAATGAGTTATCTGATGAGGTTTACGCTAAATACTTATTTATGTATTCATCTGCCGTTGCCAGCAAGGTAGCCGATAGCGTAACTAAGGTATTGCTAACAGAGGCAGAAATGTCAGACCTATGCGATACAATAAGCGAAATGGACAACCTAACCGAAACTATCTTAGAGGAGAATAACTAAATGGGAAATAACTTTGCAACAGACCTAGCCGACAATACTTTATTGGACTTAGACTTAGAAACTGCTATTGGATACCACTTACAAGGTAATCACTATCCACCCGTTCCGCTTTCAATGGTAGAGCCTTGCATTGATGCTATTGATGCATACTATGATGAGGACTACAATCGTGAAATTGTTTTGCCTAATGGCGTGTTTTGGCGTGGGCAATCAACAGCACCAGCACACGCAATTGTTGAGCAACACCACTTGGACGCTTGGCTACCAGGAGAGGAATACTAATGAGCAATCTTTATTCTATCTTATCTGAATGGTATCCTGATGGAAATTATTCAGAAGCTGAATTGTGGGACGCAATAGCCGAGTCTCAAGGTGTCGATGTCTATTCAATCATGGACGGCGATCTAACAGAATACTTGTGATGTAAATCACAATAAAGTAATCTCAAATAGTAAGATTAGGGTAGAAAATGTCAGACCTACCCTGTATAATAAATCACCTAAAGAAAGGAAATAAAATGACAACACTAGAAATCGGTCAGACCTACACAACTGCAACAAGCGGAGTAGTAGGAGTAATCAAGGCGGTAGATAACCACCCTAGCGGAGTGGCTCGTGTCCTACTTGATGTAAATGGCAAAGAGCGTTGGACAAGCGTTCCGTCTAACTAATCTAATAAGCAGGGGCTATTGTTTGTCAGTAGTCCCTGCTACAATTACAACTCACCAACCAAACAGAAAAGGAAAATAAATAAATGGCAAGAAACGGAAAATCTATCTCAGTTAAAATCGCAACACCAAAGGTAATCAAGGCACTAGAAACACGCCTTGCTGAATTAGAAACTAACTATGCTAATCAAGAAGCCAATGAAGCAAAATACACAAAGGCTATGGAAAAGTATAAGAAGGAAGTAATTGCCTATGCAGTTGCTAACATCAAGAAGGCAGAAAACTTCCGCACAGGTTATCGCTCATGGAATAACACTCTTAACATTGACTTTGATTTAACAGTATCAGAGTCAGACCTACCAAAAGAGCCTGAGCGTGAGTTTGAGCAAATGGGTCGTCATCACTACCTAGAGCAGAAGCAAGAAATTGAGAACGCTATTCGTATTCTCAAGATGACAGATGAGGAAACAGTTAATACTAGCACTTACAATGCTATTGCTCGTTATCTCTAATTAAAAGGGGGGGCTAGACAAAATCTAGCCTCCCATGTTAGAATTAGACTTCGCCAGGCTGATTAGGGCGATAACAGAAATACTATAGAGCCAGTTCGCACCAACTGCAAGAGGTGTGAATACCTGAGCAAGTATCAAAACTGCTCACTAATTATCCCTACTAACAAAGGAACAAAATGCGTTATCGTGTAGAAATCTTTGACGAGAACAAACTAAATGATGTAACAATTTATTCAGAGCAAGGTGTAGATAAAGAATACTTAACTGAATTGGTATTCAGTAACATCAGAAACTTTGATGGCAACATCAAAGCGTATGTGTTTGATAATCTAAAGAAAAAGAAAACCACTGCTATGTTTTTACCAATGGAAATTGTTACAAGTGTTAAATCTAAATTAACTAACACTGCTAAAGAGTTACACTTAATCTAAAGCTTGGGGCGGGATCTTGTTTCCCGCCCCATCTTTCCAATCTGTGCCCCCAATATTGAGGGGTTATCCACAGCCTTACGGCAACCTGTGGAAAACCCCTGAAAAAATGTGAGATTGATCACATCAGACAAATCGGACAAATGACTCCCAAGACTAGTAAATGTCAGACCCTTATGTTATACTCAGTTAATCAACCAATCGAAAGGAAATAAATTATGGCTCATAATCTCGAAACTGAAAATGGCGAAGTTGCTTTTGCTTTGCGTGGGAAACCAGCATGGCATGGATTAGCAAATCGCATCTTTAATCAAGATGAGGAAGTTACAACACAAACAATGCTTGATGAAGCAAAGTTATCTAATTGGAATGTTCGCTTATCTCCAATAACTGAGCACATTCCAGAATCATGGAATGATGTATCTACTGCATCTCTCGTGTTGCGTGATAATCCGTTCAATGGCGGAACTGATGTTCTTGCTACTGTCGGTAAGCGTTACAAGCCTGTGCAGAATGAGGAACTATTTGCATTTGCAGATGCAATTCATGATGCAGACCCAAATTGTTTTTGGGAATCCGCAGGCTCTTTGCGTAGCGGTAAAGTTGTATTCGGAACTGTGGACATTCCACGCACAATGGTTCTTGACCCACAAGGCGCAAATGATGAGACCAAACTTTATTTAATTGTTTGGACATCTCATGACGGGTCAGTTGCTGTTCAAGCAGCCGTTACACCCGTTCGTGTAGTTTGCCAGAATACTCTCAATCTTGCTATGAAGTCTGCAAAGCAATCATTCAAGATTCGTCACACGCAATCAGTTGAAGGACGAATTCAAGTAGCCCGTGAAACTCTTGGGCTTGCTCTTGGATACTTTGATGAATTTGAGAAGGAAGCGCAAGCACTCTATACTCAATCAATTACTGATGCAGAATTCTCAAAGTTGATTCGCACAATCTACCCAAAGCCTGAAAAGGATTCTAAGGGTGCGCTAAAGAAGTGGGAAAACAAAGTTGTGTTGCTTGATGATTTGTATCATAACTCACCAACCAATGCGACAATCAAGGGAACAAAGTGGGGTGCATTTAATGCGCTTACTGAACGCCTTGATTACTATCGTTCATCACGAGGAAATTCTGAATCGCTTATTGCAGGTGCATCAGGATTTGACCCTGTTCTAACTGCTGAGAAAAATAAAATTCTCAAGTTAGTAAAATCATTCTAAAAAAATGATTTGCAACGGGGGAGAGAAATCTCCCCCGTT